TATGCGTCTCATTAAGCAATAGTGCAGATGATACAGATATCTTGGCAGAATCAAATGAACGTGTAGCGGAATCTTTTGGCCACATTGCAGACGGCATTGAACAGTGGAACGAAAAGGTTGATAATGCCAAAAGCTCTATGGAAGGCTTTAATGATTCTATCCTGATGTCTCAGGAGGAACAGCAAAATCTAACCGATGAAATGGACGCTGTCCAAACTGAAATATCTGAAATAGCCCGTCTTGCTTCTGAAGAGAGACGAGAATTAACTGATAGCGAAATCCAAAGACTTGATGAACTGTTTCAGAAAATGAGAGATATGTCTCAGCAGGAGTTAGATTTTTATAAAGCTAGACAAGATGTGGTATTAGATCAAGCTAAAGCGTTATCAGAAGCATCAAATTTAACCGCAGAAGAATACGAGGATATGTCCGCCAGAATTATCAAGGCGGCCAGCGAAGAAACAGAAGCGGTAAAGGAAAAGGCTTATGAGCAATATGCCAATCAGGTCGCGCTGAACAAGTCTCTTCTTGGTACAAAAGAAGAATATAATGAGGAATGGTTAGAACAGGCAAATGCAGCCGCCTTGGCTGATTATCAAATCGCCGTGGATAATGCTAAACAAAAATACGCTGATATTTTAGGAATTGAGCAAGAGGGATATTTTAATCTATCGCAAGAGCTTCAAGATTATCTCACAGGATTGTCTGAGATGCGGACCGCCCAATTGGAAGAGGAAGACCGATATCAAAAAGCTCTAGAAGAATATAGGCACGGCCAATATAAGAACACTGATGAATCACTGGATGCGCTTAGTGCAGTCGAGCAAGAGCACAAAGAAAATTTAGCAAGAATCCAAGACGAGTATCTAGCAAATTTTAATGAAGACACCTTAGAGCAAGCCGGCGGCTGGCTGCAAAGGATTATAGATACTAAAGCCGCTGGCGAAGACCTCACGGAAGAACAAGAGGAACTTGCCAGAAATCTGATTCTTGCCTTAGACAGCCTGCCTGACGATATGAATGAAAAAGGCAAGGAAGCCCTAGACGCTTTAGGAATCGGCTTAGACGACCAAGGAAACGTAATTTTTACAAAGGGTGAACGGCTGGGTGAAATTGTTCTGGAAGGCGAGGAATCCGCAGACCCAGAAGGCGAAAACTCCTATTCTAATGGAAAGAACAGCGCTGACGGTTTTGTTGGCGGTGTGGAATCCGGGTTTCAGGCTGCTTTCACGGCTGGTTACAATATCGCCAAGCAGGCAATGGCTGGTCAGCAAACAGCACAGGACAGCCATTCCCCAGCCAAAGAAACCATTAAGCTGGGCAAAGATAACGCCGAAGGCTATGCGCTCGGTATTGAAAAGAACGCCAAGGAAGCCGCGGCAGCGGCGAAAGACATGGTCACCGACACAATAGGCGCAATTTCCGATCAATCAGGTAAGTATTCTTTCCTAGATAAATTTGGCCTTTCCAAACTGGACGTATCGGGAATGGTGCAGAAAATGAAAGCCGCTGTCGCTGCGGAATCCTACAGAATGTCCGCTTCCCTTTCCGCGTCCGGCAATTACGAAGTGGTACGGGATTCACGATATGGCAGCGAAACTGACTCCAACGTTTCCGACGGGAAATACGTGGCCGAGATTCATGTGGACCTGGAGGGCCGTGAGGTTGCCAGAGCCACCGCCCCGTTTATGGGGGAACAGCTTGCATGGGAGGGATAACATTGTACATTAACCACATTCCCCTCAGTCAATTCGGCGGGAAGCTGAGGGCAAATTATACTGTTTCCGGCTCTGCCGTAACCGCCGATTATTATAAGCCTCAGGACGGAAACGCCTTTATTTCCTTAGGGAGCAGGATCGGGCTAAAAACTATCACGCTCCCTTTTGATTTATACGGCAGTTCCCCGCGGGAAACCAAAAGAAACCTTTCGGCTCTTGACGCTTTATGTCTCAGCGGCAAGGTAGAGCTTTATCTTCCCGATGGGTTTTATTACACCTCTATTCTCCAATCTATCGGTGTGCCCCAGCAGATTACGCCGTCTATTCTGTCCTGCTCTTATGTCTTTCTGGGGATTCAGCACGACAAGATGGTCAAAGCTGTTTCAAACGGCAGCTTTCAGGCTCAGGGCACGCTGCCAAAAATGGATTGTATCCTTTCCGCTTCTCCGTCTGCTGATGCTGAAAAATATGTGGTAGCTGGGATCACCTTTACCAATGTTCACCAAGGCGATCAGATTGTTATTGACGGTATCACAAAGCGAGTTCTAATCAACGGGGGTCCGGCGGCTCAGCGGTGCAATATCATAGATTTTCCGTATCTGGTACCGGGTGATAATACTATTTCATGTATTGACCCGGTCACCGTCCAATACTATCCGTCTTATGCGTAAGGAGTGGGCTATGCTTACTATTTCAAACAACGGGGAGCAAATCCCTCTGAACTTTGATGACTATTATATCCAAGAGGTATACGGCGGCAAGGACGCCGCGGGATTCACTCTCCCTCTGGATCACCCCGACTATCAATATCTTTTTGAGGAAACCCCGCTGATCGACACAGAGACAAAACAAAGATACCTTATCAAGGCCATCGACGAGGGACAAACCACCGTAAACATCAAGGCTGAACTTGACCTTGACGAGCTCTCAAAGGATATGTTCCTGAATTACACAAACAGCAGCGATACTGTGGTCAACACCATATCCAAGACGCTGCCAGACGGCTGGACCGTCCAAGATCACGCCTATTTTAATCAGCGCCGCACGATCGAACTGGAAGCCGCTACACCATTAGACGTTATCGACGCCTGCCCGGATATCTACAATGTAGTGTTTCGTTTTGACAACAATTCCCGATTGGTACATATCTACAACCCAGACAGCGAGGAAATTTCCGGGGTATTCCTCACGGACGAGCTGAATTTGAAAAGCGTTAACTTCAAGGGTAAGAGCAGCGGTTTCGCTACCAGGCTGTATGCGAAAGGAAAAGACAGCTTAACCTTTGCCGATATTAACGGCGGGAAGGATTATGTGGAGGATTTCTCCTACAGCGATAAAGTCATATCCGTTTACTGGAAAGACGAGCGGTACACAATAGCGGAAAACCTGCTGGCTGACGCAAAAAAGCGCTTGAAGAGTATGGCGGTTCCGCAGCAATCTTATACCTGCGGCGTCATGGACCTGGCAAGGGCAAGAGAGAATCAGGAAGGAAAAAACAACAATATTTATTCGTTTCTGGAATTCGAGCTTTACCAGAATGTAGTTCTTTTGGACCGCAGGCGGAATCGGCGGATTACCCACACTGTTGCCGGAATCAAGCGCTATCCCAAATATCCGGAAAAAAATGAAGTTACTTTGTCTACTGTGGCTCCCAGTATTCAAAATTCCGTGAAATCCATTCAGACCCAAATGGAAAAGCCTACCTCGACCTTTAATCAGATCAGACAGGCAGCGATTGATGTGGCCACAGAACTGATCACTGGACTTCTGGGGGGCCACTATATTGAAACAAAGGATCCGGAAACCGGAAAACCTAACGGCTGGGCAATCATGGACACAGACAACACCGAAACCGCTGTTAATGTCTGGAGAATGACAGAAGGCGGCTTCGGCCATTCCCACAGCGGCTTCAATGGTCCTTATGACGATATCGCCATCACGATGGACGGGAAAATCAACGCCAGCATGATCTTAGTAGGAACTCTAATCGCAGATATCATAAAATCCGGAACGCTTTCAAGCATAAATGGGAAATGCACCATTAATCTTGATACGGGCGACTGCAATTTAACAGGCACTTATACAAGCGAATGGATTTGGGCTGATGGAAAAACTGGAAAGATTGTAATCGATCCCGCTGGTATAACCTTTTATTATGATGGGAAACATCGTGGCAGCTTCTTCAGCTCTGTAGGCAGCGAAACCGTCATAAAATCAGGAGCCTATCGTCTCCACTATCCTGATTATAACGGCACTGGAGACGATAGCGCTTCTTTTGCTTGGATCTCAAGTGACAAAAAAAGATACGTCGCTTCAGACGAATTTCTCCTTAAAGATGAAGCTTTCGCCTGGATTTCATCGGACGATAGAAGCGTACTGGAAGCTGATTCACTACAGATTAGGGGAGATAATATTTTTATAAATGGGCAAGCGGCTGTATGGAAAACAGTCACAATTGGTGGTCAAACAATTACATATTTAGGGAGGTAAGTTATGGTCTACAAAGAAATAGAGATTGACAGCACATGGCAGCAGCCCCTTGGAGAAATCCGGGTGATTCAGGAGGAAGCGGACGGCAGAGAGTTAAGAATTTATCTCTATGATAACGGCGCCCCTCTTGACTTAACCGGGAAAACAGTATCCGTCTATATCCAGAAGCCAGACAATACCGTGATCTATAATTCCTGCGAGGTGGAAGGAAACCAGGCGACCGTAACCCTCACCCTTCAAATGATGGCGGTATCCGGCCTTACCAAGCTGTGCGAGCTTCAAATCATTGACACAGACAACCATACCTTAAAGGTAACCCTTCCCCCTCTGCGCATTATCAAGAGCAATTATGACGGCGCGATCGAGAGCACAGACGAATTTTCCAGGCTGGCGGAAGCTCTCAACGAAGCGAACAACGCCACAGGAATCGCCAGTGAAGCCGCAGACAAGGCCAATGAGGCAGCTCAGTCAGCGAACACGGCGGCTCAGGCGGCAAATACTGCGGCACAGTCTGCTAATACCGCAGCCGACGCCGCAACTTCAGCAGCGGAATCCGCAAATTCACAGGCACAGGCGGCCCAAACGCAGGCGGCCTATGCGAAAACCCAAGGCGACTACGCTAAAACCCAGGGGGAAAACGCGGAAGAAATCTATAACCAGTTAAAGGACATTGACGTGGCTTCTCTCCAAGCCGATCTGGACGCGTTGGAAGCAAGCAAAGGGCAGCCTAACGGCCTTGCAACCCTAAACAG